AGAACAACCAATGGAAGAAGAGTTTAATGAACTAACTACCAAGCATAATGAGTTGACTGATAAGTTCAGTGATACTAATGAGAAGTATCTAACCGCACGTGAAGACAACATTGCTTGGAAAGAACAGAATCTTGAGTATAAAGAGAAAGTAGAGGGTTATGATGATGCAGTTGAAAAACAAGTAGCAGCAGACCTAGCATTCACTGAAGCAAGAGATGCTCTAGCAGAGAAAGTTGAAGCATTAGCTGCACCATTTGATGCTGAGTATAAAGCACCAGAAGATGTTAAACAACTACTTGTCGATCTTGATACTTACATGGAAAAAACTAAAGCGTTGCCATCAGGCCGCCAAACACATGAGCAGGATGAGTTAAAATACTCAGAAGCTGACTCAATTTACAAAGTCTAAGGAGAACTAAATGGCTTACCCACAGATTCTATACAAAGGGCAGTATACCCTAAAACGTGTTTTAACAATGCCAGCAGATGCAGCTATCACAGCAGCTGATATTGGTAAAGCAGTGATTCCAGATGCAACTGGAAATATTGTACTTGCAACTGATCTAGCTCTTTTCTTTGGTGTTTTAAGAACTATCAATGTGAATGATAATGTATGTACAGTTGATTTTTCTGGAGTACATGAATTTACAGCAGAGGGAGCAATTGCAGCAGGTCAAGCTCTTGTACCAAGTGGCGTTCTTGGAACTCATATGATAATCGATGGTGTTGGAGTTCTTGCTACGGCAACAACAAAAGCAATCGCTTTAAACACAGCAGCAGATACTGAAAAAGTTCAGATCTTCTTCTTAAACTAAAAAAGGAAATAAATATGCCTCCAAAAATTAATCATGCAACTGTTGCAACAGCCGCTGAAGTAGTACTTACTAAAAGTATGTACAAAGAAGCAGCTGATAACAGAATGACTTTTTCTCAACTAATGGAAAGAATTAACCCATCTAGTGATGGTGATACTCTTGACGCTTTTGAGAGACAAATGAAAAGATATGGTATTGTAACTAAGTCACAACCAGAAAAAGGTATCTATGCTTCTACAATTGAGCAGTTCCTTAAAGCTTCTGAGACTTATGAAAATAACCAACCTTTACAAACAGGTGTTCCAGCATCAACTATTTTGTTCCCAGAGTTTATCTCTAGAGTAGCCAGAATGGCGTTGCTATCGAATCAAGACTATGACGTTAATATGCTCCTTTCAACTACAAGAGTTATTGGACAATCTACGTATAAAGAACTATGGATTGATACAACTCCTGGTCAACAAGATCAACCTGATTATACTAAGTATGAAATGGGTAGAGTTGGTGAGTTCGGTACATTCCCTAGAGTATCAATTACTTGGGAAGAAAGTGCCAAAACAGTATACAAAAGAGGTGTACAAATTGATATGTCATATGAGTTCCAACGTGAAGCTTCTATGGATATTCTTTCAATTGTTATCTCTAGAATCATGTTGTCTCAGTCACAATCACTGTTCCACAAAGCTTTAGATAAAGCATATAATGGTGCACCAGTTGTTGAGTCAGACTCTCTTGATGCTACAGCTACTGGCAATGTTATTACTTATGAAGCATGGTTGAAATGGACAGCATCATTTGATGTTTATTCTTGTACAACTTACTATATGAGTCTTGACACTGCACTTAAAGTGATCATGATGGAGAAACCAGATATTGACCCTGTTGCTATGATGGCGACACTCAAACAAGGTCCTGTTGGTCAATCAATCCAAATTGCTAGAGGCCTTTGGAAAGATGTAACAATTTTCCCTCTATTGGACGGTTCAATTCCTGATGATTATATTCTTACTTTTGATAAAGAGTATTGTCTTGAAAGAGTTATCCAAGCTGGTACTGACATTCAAGAAACTGAGAGAATTATCACTCAGCAATTTGACTCAGTTGTAATCTCAATCGCGGACGAAATTTCAATCATCTTTGATGATTCAAGATTTGTTCTTCATCTTTCTGACGCCTAAGGGGTAGAAGATGAAGGTTAAATTAAAAGACCCTAAAAGAGTTTACTATTGTAAAGAACAGAAACTCTCTTTCGCAGGAAAAGAGGTGATCGAAACTAAAGTAACTCAGCATGTAAGAGGACTCATCAATGATGGGGCTCTTGTAGAAGTGCCAGAGCTATCTGCTGAAGAGAAAAAAGCAATCGTTGCTGAGGCTAAAGCCGATGCAGCTAAAGTCGAAGCTGAGAGAGTTGAAAAACTAACTCCAGCTGAAAAAGCAGCTGAGACTAAAGCCAAAAAAGAAGCGGCGGCTAAAACCGCTAAAGAGAAAGAAGAGGCATAGTAAATGGTATACTTAACTGCAGAATTCATAAGAGCACTATCTGGCTTATCTGCAGCTGAGCTGCCAGACTCTACCATTGAAGTATTACAAGTTATAGAAATCGCTGAAGCTTCAGCTGATAACTATTCTGATCTTACTGAAATGGAGAACCTCTACTACAAAGGGTTTAAAGCAATTACTTTGCTTGGCCCATCCTTATTACTATCTATAGCACAAACAATCAAAGATAATTTCAATCAATTTACACGTTTTGACACTGTTCAAGAACTATTAGCATGGGCTGCGGCTAAAGTTGCTGAAGTAGAAGACCCGGATGGTTATGATCAATATAGCTTGTTTGAAGTTGTTGTTCCTAATATAGACCCAGTTAAAAATGAGGCAAGATAACCAATGGACTTATCTCTAATACGTAGGAAATTTCAGCATTTATGGAATTTTACAGTGCATACTAACTACAATATAGATTTATCCACAGCATACTATAGCTTGCAACAGGGTTCACTAAACAGCGATGATATGTTGTTATATGTGACTTCTGAGGTAATACCGAAACTTGAGGGTTCATTGATTGAATTACAAGGACAGAAGTGGATAGTGTATCTATCTATGAAAGAGCTTGTTAATCAAAACCTTTATGAATATAGATTGTATCCAGCAACGGATACACTTGTTATCAAAGCTATAAATATACAGACAAATGATTTAGGTGCAGTATTAGTTGATGATACCGGTGAAGAGACAATTCTACACTGCTATGTTGAAGAGTATAGTTTAAAAGAAAGAACAGTTCCAACTGCTCAACCTGTTGAGTCATATCAACAATCTTTCTTTATAGCAGCTAATGAATTACCTGATTATAGAGGTACCTATGAACTTTACTATAGAGGTATTAAGTTCAAAATAGATTCATTCGAACGATCTATTGGGCTTATAAAAATTAGAGCAACAGAGGATTTATAATGGCGACAGTTGAAGATGTAACCCTTAGCATATACACTGAGATTAAAAAGTTTGCAGACTCTCATGATATGAAGTTTGTAGCTACCTCATCTATAGAGTCGGCTTCCAGTATACTTATGGATGCTGAAGATAAAATAGTACTTGTACAGGATAAGTTAAAAGATGAAACTTTCTTAAGTTTAGAATACAGAATTTTTGTTTCTTTTGCTCAGACTACAGATGTTAACTCATTGGAACTTACTCGTATTATGTCAGACTTTATGGTTCAACATAAAAGGTTTACAAAATTTTGTGTCTTTGAAACTGCTGGGCTTAGACAAGTACCATCAGTGTACAACGACACTGGCAAGGCAATGGTAATTAAAGAGATTGGACAGGAAATTCTTTCTATCACTCAAATGAGAAACAACCTTAATGCTATTGTTTTAAAACTGACAGGCTATATTAAATAAAGGCTGTCTAGGTGTTAATGGCGAACTAAATACTATTGTAAATAAAAAAAGAAAAGGATCTTTTCATGGCTTCAACGGCAAAAACGCAAGAATTTTTCATCGGTGACCTCGAGCTTAGAGCGAGCACAGATTTAACTAAGGCAGGTGAACTAGGACCAACAGACTCAATGGGTCTGATGACAGAATGTTCAGTGGCAATGACAACAAATGAAGTTAAGCTTCAAGCTGGGTTCCCTCAAAGAACTTATGCAACAGCAGTAACATCAAGAGACTTGGAGATTACTGGTAGTCTTTCTGAGTATACAGTAACTAACATGGCTATGCTATATGGTGATGAGCAAGCTTGGACAAGAGCTGAAACAGCTACTTCTGGCACAACAGTTACTACAGGTGTTACAGCAGCAGCAGCAACTACTTTAGCAGTAGCTGATGAAAGTGATTTCACAGTTGGTGATTTCATTTATATTAGAGCAGTAGCTGATGCTACAGATGTATTCGCAGCTGAAGTAACAGCTACGTCAGCAACTGAATTGACACTGTCCTATGCAGTTCCTAGAGAGTTTGCTTCAGGTTCAATTGTAACTAAAGGGGAAGCAATCATCCTTGGTTCTGAAGATGCTATTCCACCAATGACTATTCAAGTTGTAGGTGTTATGCCTCTAGATGGTGAACCATTTATCTATGATATCTGGAAAGCTACAATTGCTGGTACAGTTGAGGTTTCAACTTCTACTGATAACTTTGGTACTTTACCATATACTATCTCTCCACTTACGCCATCAACTGGTGAAATTGATTGTGATGTTTATGGAGCTGATGCAGCTAAGAAAGCAATGCTCAAGAAATTTATTCAAGGTCGTTTGACTAAAGGATATACAACAGCTGGCTCTTGCTAGTCTGATGTTCTTCTTCCCTTCTTGGGAGGAAGATTTTAAAAGACCTTATATCTCCTCCCGTCCGCCAGGAGATATAAGGTCGTTTAAAATCTTCAAATAGGTGGACACTATGGAAACGTTATACATTTCAATTATCAATTCTTCTGAGCAAATTCCTTTTACTTTAACTTATGGTATCCATAAAGAACTGCAAGCATACTTATTAGATGAGGATAGGCTATTTAAAATATATACAGATGTAGAAGTATCTGATACAGTGGTAAAGATATGCTTATCCAAACGTAATGACATAGGACAAATTACTAATGAGTTTGTTGATACTCAATCTATTTTAGCCGAGGATATGAATGCTTTAGTAGATAAAGTCTTTGAATACTTCTCTGATTTTTTTTTGAAAAACCAGGAGAAGATGATGAAGTTAACAACAAACCTGAATCAGATCTCGTCACAGTCTCAACCCTCTTAGATGGTTCTTTTGAAGATCTTCTTTTATGGTTATATAACTATGATATGGTTAGTGTCTATAAAGCTAGTTTTCTCTTAGCTAAAAGTGATCTGATCAAAGCAGCTACATCAAAACTAGAGACCACCAACAACAATTATTCTGATATATTTACAATAACAGCTAAAGCGTTCGGTGGTAAAATTAATAATAAAAAACCTATCGGAAGGCGTAAAGTGGCTAAAGCTTTGCCTAAGGCAAGTTTTGATACTATGGCAAGTTTTGTAGGAGCAATGTAATGGCTATAACTAATCGTAAATTAAGAGATCTTTTTAAGAAGTATACAGATGCACGAGTAATTCATGGTGATAATTTTTTATTGATTGATACTGGTATAGAACAAATAAAATACACTGCAAAACCGACTCAAATAGAAGATATGCTTAGAGGTATACCGAGCGATTATATTGGGGACGTAGAAGTAAAAAATCCAAGTAGATTTAAAACAGCTACTAGTTTTGATATGGATAAAGTTCAACCTAAAAAACCTAAGATTTATAAGCCTACACCAGTAGGTAAAAAGAAACAAACTCCTTATATTGATACTGATAAAAAAGTTAAGTATGCTGAAGTGGCTCAAGTTAATATTAATGAAGTAGTTAATGATTTTTTTACTTCTTACTTTACAAAAAACTCTTCTCTAAGCAAAAAATCTTTACGAGCTGCTTTTAGTACTTATGCCAAGGCTAAACATATAGCTTTAGATGGGAAAGATTTTAAAGATAATAGAAATAGAAGTATCTTTAATGCAATTAAAAAGGTATATACTAGTCTAGAGCAAAATAATGTTGTAGGTGCACTTAAGAAAAGTGGGGCTAAGAAGAAAGCTTTAGTAGCTCAAGTAAAACCTTTAGAGCATGGTAGATCTTTTACTATGACTCAAGAGGTGATAAAGAGTGGAGACAAGTATTTAATGTTCACTGATAAAGAAGTGAATAGTGAACAAGCTGCTAAAATAGGTACTACTATGCAGAAATACTATAAGGTAGAGAAACCTATTCAAGTAGTGACTCCTAAAGGTGTTATGAATATTTTACCAAGAGAAGATGGTATTGTAGTAAATGGTTTTAAAGAAAGAAAAACAGTTATAGGTAAATATGACTTATTAGAGTCTATAAAAGAAATACCTAATGCAAGACAAATGACTACAGTTGCCAAGACAGAGAATGCTTATATAAAGAGACAAAGATTTGTTGAACCTCAAGCTATAAAAGATATTATGAAGTATGCTAAGCATTCTATGTCTGATCTAAATCCTGAACAAGCTGAAAAACTAATGAAAAGAACAACTGTTAAAGATGTCAAGCAGTTGGCTAAACTTATTAGTGGAAGTTCTAAAGAACTTAGATCATACACTATGAATGATAACACACCTATTTCTCAAGTATTACCTGATGCCGAATATAATGAAGTTATAGCTGGAGCTTATGATAGAAATAATAAAAGAACTGATAAGCTTCTTGGTATTAAGTATGAAAGAGTTCTAAAACTAGGTAGAGGTTTAGGTGTAGAAGAAGGAGCTATAAATTATGATCTAGCTCAATTTGAAACAGGAACACCAACTACTGGAAAACAAAAAACTAGAATCAATGAAAAGCAAGCTCGTATGTTGCAAGACATGGAAACTACTTTTATAAACTCTAAAGACTTAGCTCCAGCAGCTTCTAGATCAGCCAATAGTATTAGAAACTTGAAACATGTAGATTTTCATCCGCCTGCTCCAGAGAGTATAGTTAAAGCCTTAAGAGGAGGTGAGAAAGGTTTAGCCTTTCTTAATTATAATAAATTACTGTCACCAACACAGGATAATCCATTATTAAATTTAGAGGGTAATGTTCAGTCAAAATATTTAAATGGTGTTCTTAATGCTATGTGGCAAGATTCTAAAGGTAATGATAAACCATACAACAATCATGCTATAACAGAATTTGGAAAATTACTTTCAGAAAAAGATATTAAAAAGGTTAAGCGTAAAGCTTTAGGCCTTGCTAGATTTGGTTTACTTAATACTTCAGAAGAAGCACAAGAAATAAGAAAGTCTTTAGTTGAAGGAACTGAGTTTATAGATCCGAAGAAAAGAAAGAATGTTAAAGCTTACTTAGATCGTAAGAATATGTTCAGTGATGTTGTATATAACTTGACTAGAGGTAAGCTAGGAGGAGGTTTTGAAATTGAAAATCTTTTTGAGAATATTCAAAGTGATTCCACCACTAGAGAGAAAAATCTTAAAATAGCTGGTGAAGCTTTATGGACAGATAATGAATATTCAAAAGTAGATGATTATGATGGTTCTATATTAGAGGATGCTAAACTTAAACAAGATGCTGAAAGAGCTAGACAGTTTGAGATAAAGCATAAAGACCCTTCAGCTACTTTTGATACTGACTATACTCTTATGACTGATTTTGAAAGAAATGAAGATCTGTTTAAAGGTGACAAAATAAAACCAGGTTTTCAGAAAGAAGGCCTAGATTTAATTAAGGTTAAAAAGAAGATTGATCTATTCAAAAAGAGAAAAGATAATGGTGGAATGACTTTAGCTAATTATGATGAATTAAAAAGTCTATCTACTACTATGGGCTATAGACCTAAAAAAGGTAAAGAGTTTGATCCACGTGCAGCTATGTCTTTTATGAGTAATGAGTACGAGAAAGCTTTCTCTGATGCTTATCCTGGATTGAAGTATGAAAACGGTAAGACCTATGTTAACCTTACTAAATCATTATATAAAGACTTGTCTAGACAAAGTGGAAACTCAGCGGCTAGATTAGGTGGAGACAATCTAGGTGTAGTTGAATTTATGGATGGTAAGAAAGCTGATTGGTCTGGTTTACTAAATTCTTTTCATAATGATAGAGGTCTTGCAGAAGATGATTTTGCAACACCAAAAAATGATAAAAGAACTGTTAAAAGACTGACTAAAAGAGAACATATAGGTAAGACTCAACTAGTTTTTGGAAACCCAGAAGAATCAAAAGAATTGAAAGATGGTATTATTTCTAATCTAGCTTTAGCTCCTGAGGTTGACAAAGCTAAGTTATACGAACTGCAAAAAATATTTGAATCTAATAGTATCCATACTAATAGAGATGAAGTGGCCTCTAAAGATTTACTTAAACAAATTAGATTAGATGATACTACAGGTCAAAAACTTTTATCTCTAAAATTTAATGCTAATCATGTGTTAAATAGATTACTAGCACCTTATGGTTTGAAGCCTCAAATAGCTAAGTATGGAGATCAGAACTGGGGTAAGAAACAATTTATTTCACCGAATACTAAGTTCTCAGCATTCTATAATCCATCAACCGCTAAAATAGAGATGGATGCTGAGTTGACTAAAACTAGAAATAACCAAGCTTTAGAATATCTTAGTAAGAATAATAAACTTAAAGAGTTTCAAACCAAAGGTGGAATGAAACCTACCACTACAGCTGAGGTTAACTATACTATCTCACAAGCTAAAAGTTATGGTGCTGATTTTGTTAATAGACAAATTGGGCGTATGACCGGTAACAACGAACATAGTTTCAAAGTGAGAGAGAATATAAGTAAGCATATAGATGATAAGATATTTGCTTTTGGAGATCTTATATATGAGTCTTTAGATAAAGGGGATTATCAAACGGCTAATTCTTACTTGGCTGGATTAAAAGAATTAAAAACTAGTTTTAGTGGAGAGACAAGTGCAACTAGTATAGAGCTAGCTCAAAAGTTAATAAAAGATCCAGCTGATACTATGACTAAACAAGTTACATCTGGAGCTAGAACTTATTTAGGTAAAGAAGCTCTTAAAGAAGCTAATTATCAAGGAGCTAATTTACTTGTTGATGATCAAGCTATTTCTTTAATGGAAAAAGAAGTAACAAGAGTAGCTGCTGAAGTAGTGAAAGCTGATCTTTTAAAATACAGTAAAGTTGGGTATAATCCAGCAGTTAGAACTGTATCAGAATATGCAGCTCAGTTCAATGATAATAACTTTAATCCTTATGAGAGAGCTGAAAAAGAGTATGGCGGTGCTGAAATAAAAAAGGCAGGAGAAGCTTTAGTTAAGAGAAAAAAAGAAGCTACTAACACTGCTTATTTTGAAGGTATGAATAGTGATTTTGCTGAGACTAAAGAGAAGTTTTCTTTGGACCCAAAAAGCTTTATTGAGTTGGTTAATGATGATAGACGTGTGAAGGCTGAAAAGCATCGAACTGGTTTTCAACCAATAGATGAAAGTTTAATTGGAAAAGTTGATGTTTCTAAAGCTCCAGCTATAAGAGAAGCTTCAAGAAAGAAAGTATTAGATTTTATAGCTAGCATTGGTGGTGAACCTAGTGATGAATATTTAATAGGTATAGGTCAGAAACCTAAGAAGAAACTTCCTTCTACAGAGGGTAATCAATATAAGAGTTTTTATCATGAAAAGAATCTGTACAATGCTTTAAATGTAAGAGACTTTGCTAAAGAAGATATGCTTGAAAAAGCAAGAGTTTTTAAAACAGGTTTTCCAGTTGATAGTACTTATTATCCTAAGGTCTCTGGTAGAGCAGCAGCAGATAGTATAGCTAGCAATAGAAGATTTAATTTAAAAAGTGATATGGCTCTAAGAGGTATGATAGAAAGTATACACTTGAAAAATAGAAAGCAAGCTAACTACCCAAGAATATTTCCCAAACGTTTTAGTAAAGGTGGTAAGATCCCCGGAAAAGGTGTAATTGACGAAGTTCCTGCGTTATTAACTAAAGGTGAAGTTATTGTTGATAGAAGCACCTCTGAGATGCTTGGTATTCATAATCAAAATGATTATGGCAGATTTAAAGAGGCCGTTAAATTAGGTAAAGTTGGGAAGTTTATGACTGGTGGAGTTGCTGATCTTATAAAAGAAATCAATTCACACTTCAATGGTGATCTTGATGAAGCATCACTTAAGAAGATGGGTAATCTAATTTATGATTTAAAAGGCCAAGATAGTGTTGAGGGAGAAAGACTACTAGAAAGATTTAAATCAGTTGGTGGTAAAGATAATATGGTTATAAAACCTAAAACAATTGCAGCTCCCAAAACACCTAAATCAGGTGATAATATTTTAGATACAGATACTAAGAAGACACCTACAAGTGGTGGGTACAAAGCAGGTACAGAAAAATACACCGAGAAAGAATTTACTGGCACAGGTGCGAGTCAATATAACTATTTAGAAGGGCAGAGAGTAGCAAAAAATATCACTTTAGATTTAGCTGCAGATAAAGCTTATTTGAATATGAACTCTACTGATTTAAAGATAGCAAATAGTTTTGGTACAAATACAGAGATGGATGCTGATACAGTTGCCAAAGCTAAAAGTAATTTTGCTAATCAGAAACTTAAAGGTGAGTTTGGTCTAACTCCACAAGAAATTCAAAGTTTGAAAGAAGTTGGAAGTAGTTGGAGTAGTAAGAAAGCTAAAGATCTTGGTTCAGAACTAACCGCCAAGATTGGTAAGTTAGATGGTAAGAAATTAATGGAGACTATGAATAGTCTTGGTGAATTAAAATTAAATGATATAAGTGACTTTAGTAAAGGCATGAAAGCAGTTATCTCTTATAGTGGTACTGGAACAACAGGTGGTCAAGCTAAGCTATCTCATTTTCAAAAGAATATACAAGAGATAGGAAGAGATGCTGAGATACTAGGAGATATATTTAATAAAGACTCTAAAGTATTTAAAGGGTTAGAAAAAATGGCTCCGGCTGAAGTTTCTTCAAAACTTAGAAAAGAGTTTAAAAACTTTGATTTTAGTAAAGCCAACACTAGAACTAATAATCTAGGTATAGAAGATTTAGTGCGTAGAG